GCGCACCGCCTCCATGTAGCAATCGAGGCGCGGAAGATCGTCATCTCCGGTGAGGTGGCTGGATTTCAAATCCAGTTGGGGACGCCAGCGTTCCCGGGCAGGTTCGACTCCTGTGATCTTCCGCCAAAGTTTCTCCGCCACCATCCGAAAACGTCTAAAAATCCTTTATTTTCAACGCAATTATTAAATCACTCATCCGTAACCGTCCGACAAATTCTCCCTGAATCCATGAAAAATATGTATAGTGATGTGTATAGATTTTTTATACATATTTTTGACTTATACACATGGCACTAACAGACATACAAATTAAACGAGCAAAGCCCCAAGACAAGCCATACACATTGAACGATGGGCAAGGCCTGTCATTGCTTATCAATCCCGACGGCTCGAAGGGCTGGCGCTTCCGCTTTCGTTTTGCCGGTAAAGCGCGGCTAATGTCATTTGGCAGCTACAACCTTGTGAGCCTCGCAGAAGCACGTGAGAAACGCGATACGGCCCGTAAGCAGGTCGTAAATGGCATTGATCCAGTCGAAGAACGTAAAGCCCAAAAGCTGGCACAGCAACTCTCAACAGAGAACTCATTCGAAGCCATATGTCGAGAATGGCACGCCAACAAAGCTGACCGCTGGACAGTGGCCTATCGCGAAGAAATCATTAAGACATTCGAGCAAGATGTGTTCCCGTTTATTGGTAAACGTCCTATCAGTGAAATCAAACCGTTAGAACTACTTGAAGTATTGCGACGAATAGAAAAGCGTGGAGCACTAGAGAAGACCAGAAAAGTGCGCCAAAGATGCGGCGAGGTCTATCGCTATGCGATCATAACTGGCCGCGCTGAATACAATCCAGCACCTGATTTAGCTATCGCTCTGACCGTACCTAAGCAAAAGCACCATCCTTTTTTATCCGCTGAAGAGCTACCTCATTTTATTCGGGATCTTGAGGGGTATACCGGCAGCATCATCACTAAAAATGCGACTAAGATTGTCATGTTAACTGGTGTAAGAACGCAGGAGATGCGTTTTGCTACATGGGAAGAAGTGGATCTTGAAAAGGGCATATGGGAAATACCCGCAGAACGGATGAAAATGCGTAGGCCTCATATTGTCCCTTTATCTACTCACGTGATTGACCTCTTTAAGCAGCTCAAGCCTATCACTGGCCATTATCCATACATTTTTATCGGTAGGAATAATCGTAGCAAACCAATATCAAAAGAAAGCGTTTCGCAAGTGATTGAGTTACTTGGCTACAAAGGCCGTGCCACAGGTCACGGATTCAGACATACAATGTCCACTATCCTGCATGAACAGGGATTTGATAGTACATGGATTGAAATGCAGTTAGCTCATGTAGATAAAAACACTATACGAGGCACCTACAATCATGCTCAATATTTAGAAAAAAGATTAAATATGTTGCAGTGGTATAGTGACCTACTTTATCCAAAAATAACTTTTGATTGAAATAATAAAAGGATCCCTTCATGAATAAAGATACAATAGTTTCTGTTTTGATTCGTATTTTAGAAGAAAAACGTGATGGACTTATTTTAATAAATGGAGAATGGGGTGTAGGAAAGACATATTTTCTTCAAACTGAATTTAAAAAATACTATTCAAACAAGAATCATTTTTATTTATCCACACTTGGACTAAATAGTTTACAAGATTTCAAAGATAGGATGCTAAGCATAACGTATCTAAATAATCCTTCAGAGATAAGACAGCTTGGAGAGTTAACCTCAAGTGCTGCATCCGTACTTACACAAGAGGAAAGCACAGGGAAATTAACAGAGCAAATTATATCAGCCTTTTCAGGTGCGATGAGAGATTATGTCCTCAAGGATCTTTCCGGTGTTTTTATTATTGATGATTTAGAAAGAACCCCCCAACCATTGAGAGATGAGATAGCAACTTTTTGCTTGCAAAGTTATCAAAATGACAACCAATTAGACTTTATTCTTGTGGGGAATTTTTCAAAGCAAAGTGATGAGTTGTTAGGTCATAAAGAGAAAGTTGTTAGTGATGAAATATGTTTTTCCATTAGCAACATTGCTGAAATATTAGAGAGAAAATTAGAATCATTAGAAGAGAAACATAGAGAATTAATCTCTCAGGTTATTATTGGATTTGGAGAAAAAAACCTAAGGATAATAAATAGAGTAATCTCAAAATTATTACCCCTATTTGAAGAACAAGATTCCGGTAAAAAAATACCTGACATAGACATAAAAAATCTAGTCAGCTCGCTCTGTGCTCACATAATACTAAAAGAGAAGTTTTCATATCAAGAAAATGATTTCCATGATAACTATATTACATCTTCTATTAAGACACTAACGACCTCCTCTGAGGATGATCCAGATAAAATAAGCAAAGAAGAGAGCAATCTTTTAAATATCACCGCCTATAGAACATACAATGACTTAATGGTTCCATATTGTTTTAATGTGATATCCCAAAAAGACATCATCCCATTTGTTTTCAACTTCCAAGAACCGTTAAAGAAAAGTGACTACGCTACACTAACTCAACCTGAGTGGTATAATATATCTGAAAGTGACTATGTAGATGAAATTAAGAAAGTAATACTCAAGACCACATCTCCCACACTGCATGCGTGGTTAATAGCAACTAACAATTATTTTAGACTTTCAAAATCAAACTACATACCCCGCATAAAAGGATTAACAAATAAAGTTATAGAAGAAAACAAAAAAAGCTTCAGCGATGATGAAATAAAAAAATATTTTCTTGAAACGGCCCCAAATATTGATGACATCCCATTACACATCTTGAGAAGAGATGGCAATGAATTACACAATTATTTCCTCAATAAATACAGCGAGATAATCAAGAAAGATAAAATAGATAAACTGAAAGAAAAAATGAATAGCGCTGGCTGGTGTGCAATTGACATGGATATTTACCAATCAAAATTCAAATTCAATCTACTTGAAACTCTGGATGTAGAACTCATCATAAATGGCATAAAAAACACTTGGTCTATTCACGATATTCAGATGTTCTCGAACCACTTATCCTCTCTCTATAACTTTTCTAACCTTGCAGACTATCTTTCTGCTGAACTGCCTCATCTTAAGAAATTACATTCATCCATAAGTGCTCATCACAAAAGAATCACGAGTTCATTTCGACGTGGTGCAATAATTGAACTAGCCGACTGCGTTAAACGCATAAAAGAATCATTAGAACAAAGCATCTCTTTCAAAAATAGTCAACCTCAGTAATTAATTCATACAACGTCAACGACGCGTTTAACCCCTCTGGTTTGAGTATATTTCTTCAAGCCAGAGAGAAATTAAATAACCCTACCTTAGCGCGCAATGCTCTCCCCGCCACGCCTGCCCGCTTAAGAGGCCGCTTTTAATGCAGGTGCATGAGATGCCTCAGGGCTCGCCAGTGCTGGCTCTGGCGGGGCATTACGTGTCGGCAAAACGAATGCAAAACCATGCACCTTAGGATGCATGGCTTTTTTACAGGAAAATGGCAGGATTTTCGGGAATTATTGAGCGACCTACTGTGCAGCCAGTTCTGCGCGCTGGCGAGTGAAATTCAGGTTCTGTGCGGGCGTGAATTTTTCACGATTATCATCGCGTGAAGCCCCGTCAGGCCTGAATCCGATGGCTGTTAAAATGTCATTATCCTGCGCAGAATAATTAATTTTTTCACCTGCGACCAGCCAGACATTTAGTGCCTCGCGCAGATAGTCGACCGAGTGCTGCATGGCGCAGTTTCTGACGGCAGGATGCTGACTGCTATAGCCCATTAATTCAGGCGCGAGCGCTGCGGCCAGCTCCGCCCCGTGCACCTGCATAAAATTATTCAGCCGGTTACGGATGCTGATACGCTGCACCTCCTCATGCGACCGGATGTAGCGCCCGGCAGCCTGATTAATTTCCCATTTTTTCACGTCGATAATTTCACGCAGCATTTGCAGGCTCCGACCGCTGAGACTGTTACCGTCAAGCTGTTCGCGGTAGGCCTGTTCAGCCTGCGTCAGTTCTTCCCTGCGTTGCAGCCAGGCGGATTTGTTTGCATGACAGGCTTCAAAGGCTTTCTGTAGCGTCAGTGTGGTCACGTAAGTTTCTCCTGTTGACTGGTCATGCTTAAGCGCCAGCACGGTTAACGGTGGCCGCCGGTTCGGATGCAGGGATGACCGGCTCTGTCGGCGGTGAACAGATAATCCCGTCAACGGATTCAAGCGTGCGGAAAGTTGCCGAGCATTCGATATTCACGCACTGGTGATAGCGCTGCTTGACGTTCTCAGACAGATAACGACTGGTGCGGGCGTGCGCACTGGTTTTGCAGAACGGACAGTGAAACATACTTATGCCCCCGCTTTAGTTCCGTCATGTTCAGCCAGCTTTTTGGCGAGCATGTTTCGCTTGAGTGGACTGCGTAACAGCTCCATATCCACGCCGGTAATTTGCGGCCGCTGCATACCTGTCACGGATAAGACTGGCTCCTGTTTCATATCGAAGTGATAAAGACTGCCCTGACGATTGAGGGCATCACGCAGTTCACCGATGGCCACAGATTGCGGTGCGCTCTCCCCATTCATTTCCAGGGCACGAATGCGCAGCAGGAAAGCGCGGATGAGCGCGACGGGAACAGCATTGATGGCCTTAACCCATTCCGCCCCGGCGTAAGCGGTAAAAGCTTCGCCATGTGCAGAGCGAAATTTATTGCCGGTGGTGCAGGCATTCAGCATGGCACGACTCCGGTCAGTCTCCAGCTCCGCAATCAGGCCGGTGAATTCGTCGGCCAGCTCCCTACTGGCGATACGCTTGCTGTGTTCCGCTTTCATTTCAGGAGTGAGATTACCGCGCAGGGTACGGAAGCGACTGCGCCAGTCCTGCTCCGCCTCTGCGCTCTCATTGAGAGCGGTCTGTCGCTCCTGCTTACAGCGTTCAATTGATGTATCAATCTCTTTCAGCTTTTCCATGCTGGCTGCATGGGTGTCTCTGGCCGCAGTGAATACGTTCAGTTTGGCGGTGATGTGCTTCTCGCTTTCCGCGTTCTGTTTAGCGGCAACGTTCTGCAGGGCAGAAATGATTGTTTCGGGTTTCATGTTCAGGCTCTCCGTATGTTCAACCTGAAATGATTCTGCCCTTCATCACACAACATTTCGATTCATTGCGGTTGTGGCAGTTCTGGCACAAGCAAGGGGGTAAAACCCGGCTGGCCAGAAAAAGGTCGAAGGAAAACCCTCTCTCTGTTTGTTTTTTTACTGATAACTATTCACCACTGTTCACCTTTAATAAAAATATAAGTAATACAGTATGTTAAAGGGTGAACATTTGAGGGACTGACTGTTCACCGTCTGTTCACCACTGTTCACCGGCTTCCTGTTCAGCTGAGTTTTTGACTTAGACTTTTTTTGTATTAATAAAGTAAAAACAACCACAAAAATGAATAATAGATAGTGCAATCAGGTGCAACCAAATGCCAGCATATACAATAGCTTTGCCAGTGTTTGCCATTCACCTGTTAACAATTTGTTGTGCAGTGAGTCTGTACAAAATGACTTGTTGCCCTGAGAGAAAATATTCACAAAATAGAGAGCTACCCGAGGCCGGACGGACACGACCGGCACTGTATGGACTTTATGAGGTAGCCCGATGCACACCGCTTTTTCTTCCCCGTCTTCTGCGCCAGTCGCCCCACCAATGCCGTTTTCTGACGCCGTTCAGGAGCGCTTTATCCGCCTGCCAGAAGTGATACACCTGTGCGGCCTGTCCCGTTCGACAATTTATGACCTCATCAGCCGGGAGGCTTTCCCGAAACAGATCTCACTTGGCGGTAAAAACGTGGCGTGGGCGCAGTCAGAAATCACCGCATGGATGGCCGAGCGGATCGCCGAGCGTAACCGGAGCTGTGACGCATGATGATGGCCGTTCTTCTGAAAGCCCCTTTTTCTGGCTTGCTTCCGCTCATCATTTCCAGGTATAGTTTTACCGCTGTCGCAAAATCGGCAGCCGGAATTGGCGTTCCGTGTAACTTATTGGCGACCTTAGACGCGCCTTGCGTCTTTTTTTACGTCGTAGCTCAGGCACACCCATTTTCCGGGCTGTGGTGTTTGCATATACACCGTGGCTCCTGTCAGATAATGGTAGTCCGGGCGGGGCAGCCTTCGGGCTGGCCGGTTTCCAATAAGGCCGGTTACGCCAACCCCGTTCGGGCTGCCACCAGTGAAATTGGCGTTTCCGGTGGTAGCAATAACCGCTACTTATTGGAGGCTGCCCTTATGGCTACTACCCTCACCCTGTCTCACCCGCAATTTGTCTTCGTGTTTGCCGCCGTTCGCCGCGCAGACCGTAAACCCCGTATCTGTATGCTCCGCACTGTTGCCGGTGACGAGCACGCCGCACGTCTTTCCCTCGTTCGTGATTACGTCCTCTCGTTTGCTGGCCGTCTGCCGGTTGCGGAGGGACGCGCATGAAACACACAACCCTCAGCATTAAAGAACTCGAATGCCTTGAGCACCTGCGTAACGTCGGCCACTTTGTCAGCGCAATGATGCAGGAGCAGGACTGCACCACCCTCCGCCGCGACCCTGCGCAGCAGTCGCAGCTCAACTCCGTGATTTACCTGATGACCGCCCAGCTCGACGGCGTGGTCGAACGCTGCAATCAGCGCTGGCTGGCCGGGGAGGGTAGCGTATGAAAAAGCCGTTACCGCCGCTATTACGCGCCGCCCTGTATCGTCGTGCGGTCGCCTGTGCCTGGCTGAATTTGTGCGCCCGTCAGCACCGCTATCCTCAGCTCACGCTCGATGCGCTGGAAAAAGCCATGGCCGCCGAGCTGGAAGGGTTTTATCTGCGCCAGCACGGAGAGGAAAAAGGCCGTCAGATTGCCTGTGCGCTGCTCGAAGATTTGATGGAAGCCGGTCCACTGAAAGCCGCGCCGTCGCTGTCCTTTCTGGGGCTTGCCGTAATGGATGAACTTTGCGCCCGTCATATCGATACGCCGGTTGTGCACTGAGGGAGAAAATAACGATGAAAATGAACGTAACGGAAACCGTAAAACAGGCGTGCGGCCACTGGCCGCGCATTCTCCCGGCGCTGGGTGTACCGGTCATCAAAAACCAGCATCAGGCCTGCCCGGTGTGCGGCGGCTCTGACCGCTTTCGCTTCGATGATAAAGAGGGGCGCGGGACATGGTTCTGTAACCAGTGTGGCGCGGGTGACGGGCTTAAGCTGGTCGAAAAGGTGTTCGGCGTGTCGGCCTCCGAGGCCGCCGGGAAGGTGAACGCCCTGACAGGCAGCCTGCCGCCGGTTGCTGAGGATATTATTGCCGCAGCTGATGCTGAAACTGACGCCAGCCGCAAAGCTGCTGCCACACTTGCCGCAAAACTTCTGGAGAAAACCCGCCCGGCCACCGGCAACGCCTACCTGACCCGCAAGGGCTTTCCTGCGCTCGACTGCCTGACGCTGACCACCACACACAAGACCGGCGGCGTGACCTACCGCGCCGGTGATTTAATCGTGCCGCTGCAGGACGATACCGGCGCGCTGGTTAACGTTCAGCTCATTATCGCTGACGGCCTCAAACGCACCCTGAAAGGCGGTCAGGTAAAAGGGGCGTATCACCTTATCGAAGGGAAAAAAGAGGCGGGAAAACGCCTGTGGATAGCAGAGGGCTACGCGACCGCGCTCACCGTGCATCACCTGACCGGTGAAACCGTTATGGTGGCGCTCTCGTCCGTGAACCTCCTTTCTCTGGCGAGCCTTGCCCGTCAGAAACACCCGGCCTGTCAGATTATCCTCGCCGCCGACCGCGACCTCAGCGGGAACGGCCAGACCAAAGCCGCAGCGGCCGCACAGGCCTGTGAGGGCACGGTTGCCCTTCCGCCGGTATTCGGTGACTGGAATGATGCGTTTACGCAGCAAGGTGAGGACACCACGCGCAAAGCGATTTACGGTGCCATCAGGCCACCGGCGCAAAGCCCGTTCGACACCATGAGCGAGGCGGAATTTACCGCCATGAGTACCAGCGAAAAGGCGATGCGGGTGCATGAGCATTACGGCGAAGCGCTGGCCGTGGATGCGAACGGCCAGCTCCTGTCCCGTTATGAGGCCGGGACATGGAAAATTATCCCGCCGTCGGACTTTGCACGCGATGTGGCCGGCCTGTTCCAGCGCCTGCGCGCCCCGTTCTCATCGGGGAGAATTGCCTCCGTGGTCGACACCCTGAAACTGATTATTCCCCAGCAGGCCGCCCCCGCGCGTCGTCTGATTGGCTTTCGCAACGGTGTGCTCGATACCCTCACCGGCGTGTTCAGCCCACACAGCAAATCCCACTGGCTGCGTACGCTGTGCGACGTGGACTTTACCCCGCCGGTGGAGGGTGAAACGCTGGAAACCCACGCGCCGAACTTCTGGCGCTGGCTCGACCGTGCGGCCAGCGGGAACGCTGAAAAGCGCGACGTCATTCTCGCTGCGCTGTTTATGGTGCTGGCGAACCGCTACGACTGGCAGCTCTTTCTCGAAGTGACCGGCCCCGGCGGGAGCGGGAAAAGTATTCTGGCCGAAATTGCGACCCTGCTTGCCGGGGAAGATAACGCCACGTCAGCGACCATCGAGACGCTGGAATCACCCCGTGAGCGTGCGGCGCTGATTGGCTTCTCGCTGATACGCCTGCCTGACCAGGAGAAATGGAGCGGTGACGGTGCAGGACTTAAGGCCATCACCGGCGGCGATGCCGTGTCGGTTGACCCGAAATACCGCGACGCCTATTCGGCCTATATCCCGGCGGTGATTCTGGCAGTGAACAATAACCCGATGCGCTTCACCGACCGCAGCGGCGGCGTGTCCCGTCGCCGGGTAATCATCCACTTCCCGGAGCAAATTGCCCCGGAGGAGCGCGACCCGCAGCTTAAGGACAAAATCGCACGCGAGCTGGCCGTCATCGTGCGCCAGCTTATGCAGCAGTTCAGCGATCCGATGACGGCACGCACGTTGCTCCAGTCACAGCAGAACTCTGACGAGGCACTCAGTATCAAGCGCGACGCTGACCCGACGTTTGATTTTTGCGGCTATCTGGTAGCGCTGCCGCAGACGAACGGGATGTTTATGGGGAACGCCAATATCATCCCTCGACAGCCCCGTAATTATCTCTATCACGCCTATCTGGTGTATATGGAGGCGAACGGCTACAAGCACGTGCTGAGTCTGAAAATGTTCGGACTGGGGCTGCCGATGATGCTGAAAGAGTACGGGATGAACTACGTGAAGCGGCACACCAAACAGGGCACGCAAACCAACCTGACGCTCAGGGAGGACAGCAACGGCGACTGGCTGCCGAAGTGCGATGAATCCACAGCGGTATAACCCACTCAGACCGGCAATCGCCGGTCTTTTTATGCCTGACTGTCCCGCGAGGTGAACAATCGACTGTTCACCCTTCACCGTCTAATCATCTCTTAACCTTATGAAAATGTTATATAAAAATGAAAGGTGAACAGAGTGAACAGTAAAACCTAAAAAAAACTTTTAAGGGGGGAGTCCGGTACGACTAAAGTGAGTAGAGGTCAGTTTAGGATGATTGCGTATTCAATGAAGATTCCAAATATCACATTGATATATCTACAATTAATTCATATTTGCCGATTTAACGATACTCGTCAAAAATTTTAAATTCTCTAATAATGTTGAGAGGATCAGGGAAATCAAGCTAATCTTAGCGTTTACTAATGCTGATTTTTGGCTAAAGGTGCAGAGTGAGATTGATGTTAAAATGATGAATAATAAGAATATTGGACAATTATTTACAAGCCAAGCTATAAATGCCGTTGCAGATGGTGATTTTTCGTTACTCCACGAATTAGCGGCGACTACTTTAAATCCTAAATTTTTCCCTGTTAAGGTTTCCGAAATATTCGATATAGCTTTTAAAAAGCTATCTCATGAATATAAATCAGAGTATTTTTTCAAAAACATTATAGCAAACGAAGTGTTTTTGAAAAAACATAAGAAAAATGAAGCAGTAATGCTCTCTGAGTTTAGAGTTGGTACAAATAAAGCAGATTGCGTAATTTTAAATGGATTATCAACTTGCTATGAAATAAAAACCGAACTAGATAATCTGAAAAGATTACCAGAACAATTAGACTCATATACTAATTTGTTTGATAAGGTCTATGTCGTAGCGGCTAAGACTCACATAGAAAAAATCAAGCTTATAATTCCAGAAACTGTTGGTATCATTGAACTAACAGAAAAAAATAAGTTGGATGAAATAAAACCTGCATCAGTCATCGATTCGGAAATTAATCCGAAGTTAATGATTAGTTCTATGCGAATTGCAGAGTATAAACATATGGCCGAAAAAATATCCGGGATGAGAATCGACCTCCCAAACATGGATGTATATTCTTTTTGCCTAGAAATATTCGAGAACATAGACTCTCAAACTCTAAGAAAGCACTTCCGTGACTCACTCAAGATACATAGAGCAAACAACATTAGCTTTATTAATACGTTACCTAGATCACTAAAATCATCAGCAATTAGTTTTAGTATCAATCAGTCTCGTCAGAGATCACTGACCAAAATACTATCAAGCTACATTGAAAAGGATGATATATGTACTTCCCTTTACTCAGAGGTAAACAGTTCGAGTTTACAGCGTTAAGAGAACTATCGGCTATTGTGCCTAATAGCCTTTTTAAACCAGTTATTGAGCCCGTACGAGAAAACACAAAGCAACTCGAAACTACGATTAACTCATTGAACAAAAACAATATTACGCCACTTATTATTGTCAATTCAGAGATAGGAGAACTCAAAGGAAAGACTGATCAATTCATTGATGAACTATATAAAATCAAAGGTATATCATTCACCCCCTGCATTAAATATATAGATAACATTCAGGAGTTTGATAGATTAAATGGTCTTATAAAAGGAGAAAAAGCATCATATGTTGAAAGTGGTGTTACCCGAGATTTGGTATCTCGTTTAAAAACATTTACAATTAATATTATTCCTGAAGGTTCACCTAACATTGTACTACAACAATTATCAAATGTTGTCTTAATGGATGATCCGTTTAAAAAGAAAAAAAGGAATGCTGATTATCCATCAAATTCATATTTCTCAGATTTGCATGTCCGTTATAAAGGTGTCCACAATTCAGTAATTGGTTTTGGGGATTTCAATATTGCGGGTTCAGATTATGCAGAATCTGGTGGCCCTGCATACGTGGTGACTATTCATGCTAGCTATTTGGATAGTGATGAATTTGATGCAATGTCAGTTAAACATTTTTCATCAATCGATGATGGCACACCCTCGAATCCATCAGGAAAATTCCAGCAAGCTTTAGAAAAGCTTGTCGTGCATGATCAAACTTATCCCGGTTTCTTTGATAACACATTAGGCCTACGTGAGTTTAAAGCGCTTCATTCACGTAGACATTACCCTGGGCTTGGCCAAGTCAAGCAATTTTCGATGGAACACCATATTGAAACAATCTGCAATTTCATCGCAATCTAGTTTTTCCATATGTATATAGAAGTGTATAACATGGCGGTTAGCACCCTGATAAAATCATATATATTAGTATGTTACCCGCCAATACTGACTCCTGTGATCTCCGCCAATAGTTCTCATTTTTTTACCTTCCCTTTAGTCAATTATATTTATGCTCATATCTTAAAATTGCTTTCTAGTTAATTTTAAAATTGAACATGGGAAGTCAAATAAGCATTAGAATCGATTGAAATCTGACTGAAAAATCTAGAAATTATTATTTCGGCAATGAATTAGCAGCTAAAAAATTAAAAATTACAGTTCACTTGGAATTTCCACTAACTCTCTTTTTTCAATCGCATTAAACATGCCTCCTTCACCCACTTACTAAAATTCCCTTTCCCCGCAGCTTTCTCAATCTGTTCCAAAAGCTCATCCTCGAAACGGATGTTCTTCATGGTGCTTTTAGTGCGGTCAAAATTTGGTTTTTTTTTCTCTTGCATGGTAGGTACCATTCCGGTTAGTTTATCTGCATGTGGTACCTACCACATGGATTTGAAATTCTAGCAACGCCCAGCAGTGTTGCAGCACTAAAAGGCGTCTAACCTCACCAACTATCAAGGAGTTGATTATGGCTGATTCGCATTCTACCCCAGACACTACCGCCACCGGAACTGAGCGCTCGATAATTGTGGGATATCGCCCGAACGTTCACGACAAAACCACGCCGAATATCATTCTTTCGGGCAAGTGGCTGCGCGCCGCCGGGTTTGATACCGGGCATCAGGTGACGGTTAAAGTCATGGACGGGTGCATTGTTCTGGTGGCGTACAGCGAGCAGGAACAGCGGTTGCTGGACGATTATAAACGGACGAAAGCAAAGCTCATTAAAATAGAGGAAATGCTTTCAGCGATTCAAACTCAGCTTCCTGGAAAGCTCCTCGCAAAATCAAATACAAACCACATGGCTTAAGGCTGATTCTGGCATACTACCAACTGGCAGAGTTGATCGTTATAAAAGAGGCGACATGGCAGATAAAGACGAAATCCAATCTCCGGCAGGTGAATTTGTTATGTTTGCCAGTGATGACGGAACTGTTCGCATCAGATGCCGCTTTGAACACGAAACGC